CAACTCAGTATTTGCAGCATTGAACCGCTCCTGTTTCCGGGCCGCGTAGCTGGCCTTGCTGCCCTCGCTCCGCCCGAACCCATGTACACTTGTCCGGGCGCTGTCCGCTCTGCCGCCGGTGGCCCGAGTGAAGTCTGCAAGGCTCTGCCGGGCCTGCCTCAGCTTCATGGCGCTGGCGGTGGCGTCAGCCCCGGCAGCATCCTCGGCCAGATACCGGCGTTTCCACTTGCGGACGGCCCGCTCCCGGGCGCGCTGCATCTGGTTGATCTCGTAGCGGGTGTAGAGCCTGCCGTCATACTCGATGTCCCGGGCGTTGAGGGCTTCAAGGCTTTCCTGCGTCCATGCGGGCGGGCTTCCCAGCTCCGGGAACACCGCGAAGAAGGTGTGGCGGCTCCTAACAGTTCCAACCACATAAACCTGCACCTGTTCCATATCCTGTGCTGGATATAAAATCGGGATAGTCAAAATTGTCAGAACTCACTGCATCACCCCCTACAACAAAAAGAGCACCCTTTCGGATGCTCTCTCAGCTATTCAGTTTTTATTACAAATTACTTGCGGCGGTATTCACCAAAATATTCGATTTCGGCTTCTTCTCTAGCTTTTATAGCGTCATCTAAATTTTGAAAATACCCAAGATTTTTACGGTTACCATTAAGTGTTATATAAGAATTCCATTTTTTCTTATGGGAATCGAATGAAACACCATTGCGGCCGCTTGAAGTTGCTTTTTCACGAACCTGATTTTTACAGTTTTTCTCTTGAGGAATAACGCGAATATTTTTCCGTTGGTTATTAAGCTTGTTCCCATCAATATGATCTCGAACCAATCCGCGAGGGCAATCTGGAAAAGCTGTGACATGGAATAAAATACACTTTTTTGCGCCATAATCTTTGGATGCGGCATAGCCGAGTGTGTTTTCGTACCAGCAGTAATTTTTTAACTTTTCCCAAATGTCGGAATCAACAAGCATTTCCTTTTCGGCATTAGACATCTTTACATAAACGATACCGCCAACGGTACGAAATGTGTTGAATTTTTTGTTTGCCTTAGATGTTCGTTCCCTTTGTAGACAGCCGCAGGATTGAGTGTGACCACTTCTTAATTTGGAACCGGCAACAATCGCGGTCTTGCCACAGTCACACTGACATAGCCAAAAGGTGCCTTCTCGGCCATGGTTCGGTGCACGTTCTTTAACAACGAGCCTTCCGAACCGCTGACCAGTCAAATCAATGTATCTTGACATCAGCGGGCACCACCTTTCCGTGCGGCCTTCTCCATGCGGCGGCCTTTGGCAATGCCCAGCAGGAACATATCGATGCCGAATGCATAGACATCGGAAGGATGCTGCTCATAGACAGCATTGATTTCACGCGCAAACAGACGATTGTTATTGTTTTGCTCACGCTCTTTTTTGATCATGTGGAGTGCGGATTCTGCTTTGGTCATGATTTTTACCTCTTATTCTCTTGTAAGAGGTGTTGCCGAATGGTATAATAGATTTACCAGATGGCAATTCCTCTGGTGTCTTATAAGGCATTCGCTTCGCTGTGGTAGGTGGGAGCGAGTGCCTTATTTCTTTTCAATGGACTTTTCTACAAGGTCAATCCCTTTGCGGACAACATCACTTTTGGATACGTTGAGCTTAGCAGCGCACTGCTCAAGTTTTTGGCAGTAGGCATCATCTAATCGTACCCGAAGCATGGTGTCTTTGGGAGATTCACTTTTAGGGCGTCCAAGAGTAGGCGACATATTCATCACCTCTTTTTTGTCGCTACAAATAATATATGCTTGTAGCGACAAAAAGTCAAGACCTTACACACCGTAAAATCCATTCAGCGCATAAATTTTTCCTTGCCATTCTGCATGGCTGGGTCTGGCTCCACCATGCGCTGTTACTTGAACGTAGCGAACGCCCATCTGCCGCGCACGTTCTAACTGCAATTTTGCGCAGGTTTGATTTACCCCCGTGAGAACACATCTTCTTGCCGCCACCTCCAGCGTGTCTCTGTGGCCGCTGGGGTAGGTGACGTAGGGCATGGAGTCGGCAAGGCCGTCCACAGCACGCTTGACGGCGCTCTTGTAGTCGAACGCGCCGCTGCTCACTTGGAGCCACGCTCTGTCCAGCGCCTGCTCGAAAGCCCCGGAGACGGTATTTGCCGTGGTGGCGGTGAGGTTGGAGAAGCTGCCTGCCGTCTGCCGATAGCCCGCGTTGAGCAGGTTCTGGAGCGGGACGGACTCTTCAAGTGGTGGGGCCTCATTTTTATAGTTGAAGTAGATCTCGTCCTCGGCTTCCAGTGCGGCGGTCGCGGCCTCCTGCATCAGGCGGCGGATCTCGGCCTCGCTCTTGCCGGTATACCGGGCCAGAAGCTTCACCACATCCTTGCGGACGGCCTCGGTCTGCTGGTAGCGCCAGAGCTGCCAGTTCGCCGTCGGCGTCAGGGTGTCCATCTTGCTGATGCGCCGGGCCACGTCCCGCAGGATGTCGTCCTCGGCCTGCTGCCAGAGCAGGATGAGCCGGTCGGGGGCGTGGTCGAGATAGTCCGGGGCCAGCATCAGGCACCCCCGCCGAAGGTCAGCTCAGGCTGGCGGTTTTCGTCTTTGGCCTCCTGTGCCAGCCTGCGGGCGTTCTCCTCACTGATCCCATACCGGGCCGATAGGTATTTGTAGCGGGGCAGCAAGCCGCTGAGGGCGTCATCCCTCATCTGGGTCATGCGGGTCTCGGCGTCGGTGATGTAGCTGTCGTCCCAATTCACCGAGATGGGAGTGTCGGGGACGACTGCGGCCTTCTGCAGGTCCTTCGCAGCCCAGAGGATGGCCCGGATGGTGGAGATCAGCGCACCTTCAATGGGTATCTGGTTTTTGTTGGCGCTGGCTACGAGATCCTGACGGCTGCCGTTGTACTCGGTTGCCGTGGTGACTTTGCCATTCTCGAAATCGTACCGGTGACAGCCCAGCCCGCACTTGAAGGAAAACAGGTTGAGCATATCCTGCACGGCCCGGTGATTCTGCTCCACGCGGAGGTCGGGGTTGTACTCGTGGTACTCGTTGGGCTGGTCGAGGCTGCTTTCCTTGCCGGGCAGATGCACAAACTGGCTCACAACATCGTCGTCTGGCGGGATGGAGTGCTCCACGCCCTTATCGTCCACCACCTTGCGGCAGATGTCGGCACTGTAGAATATTTTCTTGTGGCCGAGGCGGATGTCCTCGCGGTAGTTGTCAAAGGCAAGGTCCACGCCCTGCGCCTCTTCCAGCGCCTCGGAAAAGACGCTCATGCCCAGCCCACTGCCGCCATCGATGTTCTTGACAGCTCCCGGGCTGAACAGTGCAAACCAGGGCGGGGAGCCCTCTACCGTGACGCTTTCCACCGTGCCTTCCGGGGGCTTCTCGACCGGAGAAAACACCGGTGAGCCGGATGCGGAGTCAGTGACGCGGAACCATTCGTTGCGGATGGTGCGCTTCTTTTCGTTGCCGGTGTGAGTCTGTAAGTAAATGGCAGGCTTGCCGTCCATCAGACACTCGGAGACAAAGGCCGCTTCGGTCACGACGCCCCGCTCCACCCGCAGGGGGAGGATGCAGGGGGCCGGGTCGTAGTCCAGCTTGAGTCGGACGTCCGGGCTGGGGACTGCCTTGCCATTCACGACGGTCAAATTTTCGACGCTCAGAACAAAAGCGCCTGTGCCGGACCAGAATGCTTTCTCGACCAGCGCGTTGGCGTTCGTCCAGAAATGCAGGTCGCGGAGCAGACCGCCCACCTGCTGCTCATCGTCGCCCAGAAGATACCGGGCGGTGGCTGCGTCCGTGATCTGGAAGGTGGTGCGGTCATTCAGCAGCAGATTCGCCCAGTCCTCGCAGACCCGCTTGGGCATCCGCAGGGAGGCAATGGTGCGCTTTTTGGTGCCGTCGGCATACTCGGCGGCGCGGGCATGAACGCCGGGTACGTTGCCTTTCCACCATTGCCGCCATGTCTCGATCTGGCTGTAGTAATCGGCATCCAGCTTCCACCCGCGCGTCTTATGCAGATGATCCAGAAAATCGGTGATGTTCATGTGTTCGTCAACCTCTTGAAATCGCGCTCGATGGTGTACTCATAGGCGTCCAGTGTGTCGATGTCGGTGCTGCCGTCGTCGAGGCGCTCATCTACGCCGGGATGCTTGCCGCTGTAAAGGGCCGTAGCGAGGGCATCCCGCAGGGTGGCAGCTTCCGGCATGAGCCAGAACCGCCCGCCGCCCATCAGGATGCAGGTGAGGCGGATGCGGTCGGTGATCTTTATCTTAGCGCTGTTCTCCACCCGGTCGGCAAGCCAGCTCAGTTTGCAGCGGCGCAGGCGGGCGCGGATATGGTTTATCAGGGTCTGCTCAGCGCTGTCGCAGAAGATGTACTGGATCTCACCCCAGCGGGCAAAGACCGCGATGCAGAACTCGATGAGCTTGTCGGCCAGAAAGTCGGCATCCTGCGCCACCGGGTCGATGCGCTGGGATGCCAGCCCCACGACGCCCGACCAGCCCGGCAGGATAGCCGTGGCCACGAAGGCGTGCTTCGAACCGTTGCCGCCAAAGTCCACGCCAATGCGGATCCGCCACGGGTGCAGCTGCTCCTCGGCGGGCCAGAAAAAACGCCCATCCCCGGCGGCAAGGCTGTCGGCCAGCAGGCGGTAAATAACGCCGTTGGCTGCCATCCACTGCCCGAGGATGAAACGGTTATAGTAGACGGTGCCGGTGTACTCTTTTTTCAGGTCGGCCACGAACTGGGCCGGAAGCGTCGGGTTGTCGTCGATGGTGTACGCCTGGCAGTAGATGTCCGCGTCGCTGTCGAGGAATTTCTTGAACCAGTGGGAAGGGCTTTCCGGGTTGCAGGTGCCGTCGAAATGACTGTGCGGACAGGACAGGCGGCTCTTGAGCATCTGGAAAACGCCCTCGTCCCAGGTGGTGATCTCGTCACCGTAGGCGTACTCGAAAGCCGCGCCCTGAATGCGGGCAATGTGCTTTTTGTTGTCGGCACCGAGGACATAGACCTTGCGGCCGAAGAGCTGCACGACATTGCCGGAGGCCGAGGTGCGGACGACGCCCACAAGCTCCGGCCCCCAGAGGTCCCGCATGGGGGAGAGGACGTTGCGTTCCAGCGTGCCGAGGGTGTTGCCCAGCATGACCAGCAGCCCCTCGCCCCGGGCCGCACAGATGCGCTTTGGGATGGTGACGGCGCAGTCGAGGTAGGTCTTGCCGGAGCGGGTCGCGCCGGTCTTGACGTTCCAGCGGTGGGAACAGTTGCGCAGGTATTCCTGCTGAAACTCAGTCAATGGCACTGTCCACGCCTCCCAGCAGCTCTTTCGCCTTCGCCAGAGCATCGGCGGCGGGGTCATCCTGCACGGTATCCTCGCCCAGCATCTTGAGCAGCACCGACGCCGCCTGCGGGTCGCCGCGCTTGGCTCTCTCGGTGATGCCCATGACGACGGCCATCTGGTTATCGATGTCCTCCGGGTCGATGGCGTCCCGCAGCATGGCGTTCACCCGGCGGCGGTCAGTCTCGGGCAGACTCAGGTAGTAGTCGGCGGCCTCCCGCATGGAGCGCTTGCGGCGGCGTGCCGCACCCGAGGCGATGCCGCCCTGCTGTCCCAATGACCTGGCTTCGTCCTTGCTTCGCTGGTCCATCGGCACCAGATTTTTGTATCCATCTTCACGCGACACGTCACCACCTCTCCGGTGCAAAAGTAAAGCCGCCCGGGGTTTCCGAACGGCAGAAGCTGCATAAAAAATCCCCGCACATTTCTGTGCAGGGTGATTGACGCACATCCGGTGGGGTATCCTTGAACCCACTGCGGATTCCGGGGCCTCCGGTGGTGTGCCGGACTCTCACGGGGAGAAGGAGGGACTCCCATCCGGCACGCCAGCCCCAAGCGGTTTCGCAGGCCATGCGTCAGGCGGTTGCTGCGGCGGGGCGCAGCGTCATGGTGCCGCCCTTGGAATCGAACCAGCCGTGTCTGGTCACACGCGCCGCGCACCAAATTGCGCTCAGGCGGCATAATAGAAGCAGCCCGCACACCATGCGGTCAAACAGGGAGGATACGGCGGGGAGGCTGCGTGTATCGGTGGGCCTTTCCGGCTCTGCCGATGGTACTATTTTAGCATAACGTGGAGTGACATAAAATGACTTCTAGGTGACATTGACTGACATTATAGATTCAGCGCATCAATGGCGCGATGATGGCGGCGGTAGATTTGACGGAGGCAGAGCTTTATTTCAGCTGCAATGCTTTCCCATGTCTTGAAGTGAAGATACCTCAGCTTCAAAATCTCGTAATCGTCGGGGTCTTCCAAGCTGAGAAGCACTGCCGTGATTTCGGCATGGAGATCGTCGCAAAACAAGATTTGTGCGTCCAAAGCCTGCTTTGCTTTTTCTACTCGTTCCACAGCACGAGGAAGCGCCTGTCCATCGCCGCTACCTCCCGGCACCGAGGAAAGCGCCTGTGTCATATGGCCATAGTCACACTCTGCTTCCTGAAGCTCATGCGTCAGGTGCAGCTCTTTCTTTTTGGCGCGTTCGTACTGACGGAGCCAATCTTTCTTTTCCTCGTAGGTCAAACGGCTTCACCCCCTTCCAACCGCTTCAGCAGCCCTTCCACATCATACCGCCAATGGACACGAAGCAGACGCTGCTCCACCTCGATGCCGTTCAGGGCGGCCCACTGCCATGGGATACTTTTGCGGGTCTGGGTGTTCATGTACTCCAGCACAGCACTGGCCGAGATGGCGAAGGTGCGGTTGACCTTGCCCCGGTAATTGATGACCACATGAGCGGTCTGGCCGTGAAACTCAGCTGCATGGGCCATGTCGGTGATATGCTTGAGCTTGTGATACTTCTGCTTCTCCCGGTCGAATCGACCAAGGATCTTTTCTAGCGGGATGCTGGGGGTGTCGATGGTCTTGAGTTCGAAGTAGTGGTGCATGGGGTAGCGGTAGACGTCAAAGTCACAGATGTTATCGATGGAAAAGCTCAGGCTCTCATTTCCGCCGTAATAGGCGGCTGCACTGTCCTTGAGCCGGTAGCACCATGCATCCTTCGGCATGGAACTTTTCCAGTCGGCTTCAAATTGCTTTCCAGTGTTCAATCGAGTCTCCTTTCTGCGGAGGTCCTCCAGTGCCCGGCCGACTGTCGGGTCGGGGTAGTATTCAGGATTCCGATACATCGAGTCCCTCCTTTTTTGTCAATCGTCTGCGCCGGGCGGCAGCCTTCAGGAAATCATGCCCGCTCGGCTCGGTACGGTCAACCCGGAGATTCCGTCCGCTACCGATGGGGTGAAGCCTGCGGTACTCCTCCACAGACTTGCATCCCTGAGCCTCAGCCTCTGCCAGCGCTTTGCGGACATACGGCCAACTGTAAGCCCCAAGGTCGGCGCACCTGCTGACGATCTCCGACACCAGTTCCTCTCCCAGTCGGTCGGCGTATCCAGCCAGCTGGGCTTTTCCTTGGATGCTCAGCTTGCAGATACGCTGCTCGAAATCCTCCGCGATGGGGGAGGTCGTCTTCGTCGGAGTCGGCTCAGGCGTCGCGCACGCAGACGACGACTTATTTATGTTTTTTATGTTATTTATGGTTAAGTTGTTGTTATCTGCCTGTTGCTTGCCTGTTATCTGCCTGTTACCGGCCTCAATCAAATCGTAATTATTCAACGTGATAAGGCTGTATTTCGACCCGGTTTTGACTGTTATGTATCCTGTTGATTCGAGGTGTTTCAGGGCTGTTCGCACCTGCATAATGCTCAAATTGAGCTTTTTTGCCAGCTGAGATTGGCTCGTGACCAGCTCACCGGGATGGATCGTGATACCCTGCCACTGCTTTTGGCTCCAGTTGGCCGTGAGCAGCAGATGGATGAACAGCCGGGCGGTGTTTGGCTCTGAGTACCACTCCCAGTCGGTCAGGCCGCGCGGGATGGCAACAAAGCCGCGAGAAGGGTCAATGCCCACGGCCTGACCTCCTTTCGAATGAAATGCCCGTATCGCCAGATAGCACAGCGTTCAGGCTCAGAAGGGCAGGTCATTGGCACTGTCGTCGATGAGGGCGTCAGCCTCCGGGGTGCCGACGGCGGGACCTGTGGGAGCTGCCGCCTGCGGGGTTCGGGGCGCGTAGTCGGTCAGTTTCTCGCCGGGGTATATCTGCCCGCCGGAAAGGCTGGTCTGTTCGGGCGATGCAGGAGGTTCGGTACAGAGGTCAATGAGATTCTGCATCCACCGGAAGAGCACCAGTCCGCCGGGCTGAATGTCGTCGGCATCCACACTGTAATAGGTCTTGCCGTTGTATTCCCGGGTCTTGAGTTCCCGGGCAAAAACCGTGACGGCATCGCCTTTCAGTAACATCCCGTCCCACTTGTCCAGCCCGTGCCAGACATTGACCTGTACGTACAGGCTCTCCCAGCTGCCCGTGTCGGTCTTGACACTGTGGGCCTTCACGTCGAACTTGAGCACCTGCTTCTGGCCCACATCCTTGAACACCGGGTCTTTGGCAAGGGTCCCGTGGAACAGTACGCCGGTCTTGTGCGTCAGGATCACGATCTGTCGCCTCCGGCAAAGGGGTCATCCACAGAACACTCAGCCTCTTCGACGGTCAGGGCATCGGCCTGCTCGGCAGCTTCCTTGATGCGGGCCCAGCGGGGAGCCGGGGCCTGTCCGGCATCGTCCAGCTCCACGGCGGTGGACTCTGCATCCACATGGACTTCGCTTTCATCGCAGAGAGAACCGAATGTGGAGGGGAAGGCTTCCCGCAGCGCATGGACAAGGGCGACCTTGCGGATCATGGTGGCCTTTTTGCCCTTCCACAGGGATTTCCCGGTGTCGTACTCGGTCAACTTCACTTCCTCGTAGCTGGGACGGGTGCGGTCTTTGCGGTAGACCTTGGCCCAGCCGCCCAGAAGCTCCTCGTCCTCGTAAACGATGGAACCCTCCCGCTTTTGGTAATCTCCAGCCACCTTATCAAAGATGATGACGCCGGCCTCGAAGCCGTCATAGCTGGGATGACGTTCGGCCATCTGAAGATAACAGTTCTTGCCCAGAACGATGGTGCTGGGGGTCTCTTCGCTGTTGTTGTCGTAGTGGATGAGGTAGGCTTCCTTCGTGAAAGGATTCAGCCGATACTGCTTGCAGGTCTCGAGGAAGATCTTGCACTCGGCATCTGTGGCCTTGGCGCAGATAAAGTTGCGGACGTCCGAGAAGCTGACAATCATGTGCTGGCCGTCGGCAGAGGTGATCTCCACAGGTTTGGCCGGGCTGGCAGCCTGAAGAGCGTTGCTCTGGACTGCACGCTGCTGCATCGCGGTCATCCGGGCAGTCGTGGTATCAGTGGTGTTTGCGGACATGGTGGGCGCAGGTGCGCCGGAACGGGAAAAAGCCATAAGTAGTTACCTCCGATTATTTCACAGAACCATACGCAAAGCCGCGCTTCTGAGCTTCGGCTTTGAACCATTCGATGTCTTCCGGGGTGAAATCCACCCAGAAGCGGTAGCGTTTGCGGGCCGGGACCGCCGGGGTGGCAAACTGCTGCAGAACTTCACAATCCAGCCGTCCGGAGGCCGTTATAAAAGCGTTACTCCGGGCCTCCCGAGCAGCTTCTTCTTTCAGCTGACGCTCTTCCTCTGTGGGCGGGATGATGACCGGCGCTGCGGCTCTGGCCCGCTCTGCGGCCTGCCGATTGGCTTCCGCCTCGGCCTGAGCCACACGGGCGCGTTCTCTGCGGCTGTGCTCATGCAGGGCATCGTTGACGCTCAGAGACCTCAGGTATTCGGTGATGCAAGGTTCTGCATCCTCGCCGCAGGTCTCTCGGATGAGGCGCAGTTCCTCCCGCCGGGTCTCCACAGCTTTGCGCAGCTCCTTTTCGGCCTGAGCAAGGTCGAAGGTCTTGTTGAGCCACTGGGGAACCAGCAGCGTCTCGAACGGTACAAGCTGCTCCAGCTCCCCGATGCAGTCCCGGTAGACCAGCTTCAACGTAGACGCCTTTTCATCTTTTTCGGCCTGTTCGACAGCCTTAACCTGCGCGTCGATCGCGCCGGAGACCTTTTTGCACTGCTCCCGCATGGTCTTGATGTCGGCCTGAAAGTCCTCCAACGGCTTCAGGTAGAGCTTCCTTGCGGCGGTGACGGCTGCACCCAGCTGCTTATCCCAGCTGTTAATTTTGGCCCGGTCGTCCTTGGCGCCCTTGATGCTCTCCGGAGTATAGACGAGGCCTGTATAGGCTGCAAGCAGCTCGTCAAGGTTCTGCTGCACCTCGTCCTTGTTCCAGCTCATGGCCGGGATCACCGAGTTCTGCACCCGGACGGTAAGTTCATTCGTCATGGTCGTTCTCATCCTCCTGTTCTGCGTCACGCGGCAGAAAATAGTAGTCGTCCGGCGGCTCCAAGGGCGGGCCGTAGCGGTCAAAGTCCAAGCTGTACATCTCATTCATCGCCATCACCTCCGTCATAATCCGGCGGCTGGCGGCAGAGGCGGGCCGCTTCCTCCATGATGCTGTTCAGCACACCGCACAGAGACTGGAACGTCCCTTCCAGATCCTCGCCGACCAAGCGGGCGTAGCTGGCTCTGCTGGTGTCCCATGCGGCCCGGATGGAATTGACGCAGAAGTTGGCGGTCTCAAAATCGGCCTGTGCATCGTCACTGACTTTGGCCCGAAGGGCGGCAAGCTGCTTTTTCAGGCTGGCGTTGTCCTTGGCCAGTTCGGCATTCCGGGCATCTGCAAGACCCCAAGCCTTTTCTGCTGCGCGACGGTCAACTTCTTCTTCGTCGATGACGCCCACGATGGGCTGGTGCTTCAGGGCCTCTTCTGCGTCGTTTGCCCGCTGCGACATCTGAGCGTACTGCTCTTGTAACCCATCAATGTCGGCGTGGGCGGCTTCCAGCTGGCTCTCGGCGTCCTTGGCGCGGGCTTCGGCCTTGCTCTGCATCTTCCATGCTTCCTCTTCCCGGGCTTCGGCAGAGTCGGCGCGCTCTTTCAGCTGGGCGTTCTGCTCTTTCAGGCCGCTGATGTCGGCAAGAGCGGATTCATAGCGGCTTTCTGCTTCCTCCCGCTTTTCCGCGTCCTTAGAGGTCTGGGCTTCGGCGCTTTTCACCAGCTCCTTGAAATAGGCATTTTCCTTGCGGGCGTTCTGAGCGGACTTCTCGGCGGTGTCGGCACGGTCTTTCTCGGCCTTGAGCTGGGCTAAAAGCTCCTGCACCCGCTGGCTGTCTCCGGCGGCTTCGACCAGCTGCCCAGCGCAGCCGCTGCGGGCGATGAGGTTCAAATCTTTGCGGGTCAGCTCGGGCAGCTGTTTTAATTGGTCAATCGTTGAACCATTAAAAGATTCTCCGGTCTGCACCATATTCCATGCACCCGACTTGCTCATACCCTTGCTCTCATACCACTTTGTCCATGTACCGCCGCCATACCGGCCCGCCTTGGCAGTCAGAGCGTGGATGCGGGCAAGGTAGATGCAGGAGATCAGATACTCGTCCTGAGCCGCACCATAGTGCAGATCAAACTGCTGGTCGGCGTCTGCGGCCTGCTGGGATAAATCGCCCAGAGCTGAGAAGTCAAAGGTGGGGACAGCTGCGGATGCAAAAGAAGTCTCCGCAGGAACAACAGGGGCCGATGCGCTGCTCTGCGGGGACAGCGCGGGGGTCAAGCCGTTTGCAGCCGCCTCGCTCGCCGAGGTGGTCGGTATTGCCGCCGCCGAACTGCTGGCAGCAGGGCTTGTCATGGTCGCAGTAGCATCCGCAGTCGGGGCAGGTGTACATGAGAAAATCTCCTTTGCTTTTTTGATGTCAGCAAGAATCTTTTCCATTTCCTGCTGCGGTGTCATGTCCTTGCGGCTACCATTCGGAGTAAAGAACTGACCAAGCAGCTCTCTTTTTGCGGCAACGCCTTTCAGATTCTGGGTGCAGGTGATAGTCAGGCAGTAACGGCCATCAGATCCATAGTCCGATGCACGAATATCTTTGGAAAACGAGCCAAAAATCTCTCTGTCGGGATAAGTGTCTTTGATCCATGCGGAGACCTGAGACAGAAAGTCGAAGTCCAGACTATGCACTCGACAAGTGCATTTATCCTTGATAGAGCCAGCGAACTCTGACGCATAGGTGAGGGTCTTACTCATCCGGCATTCGTAGCCCTGAGTCTCCCGGCTGACAGTTCTAGCACTTTCATCCCATTGATAGTTTCCGTATGGCAAGGCGTAGGGGCATCCCCAGCACTCATGGCCGGGTGCATAGCCGGATAGGCGGTTGCCAGTGGTACTGGCATCGGTGGATTTCTTTACTCGCCGTCCGCATTTGCAGATATAGGTAGTCACACTCTCACCTCCGTGTCCTTCAGGCGGTCAAACATCTCGGCCTGCAGGTCTTTGTTCAGGGGCTGGAAGCGGTTATTTCGCCAGCCGTAGCAGAGGATAGTGCCATAGATGGGCTGGCCGCGATAAGTACGGTTCAGGCCCTTGCCGTAGATGGCGTACACCAGCACCGCCGGGGTGCGGGGCAGAACTTTCTGTTCGCAGGGACACTGCAAAAGTGCTTCCATGCCCTGCAGCGTGTCCGGCAGGGTGGTCACGACCGGGTCTTTGTCCGGCTCGATAAGAATACCTTTCATCTCTTGTAAAAACCTCCAAAGTGTGTTATCCTTCGGGGTGATGGGGGTTCAAACTCATCATCCCTTTGCAGGCTCGTCCGTGTTGGTAGCGCGGACGGGCTTTTTGTTTACTCGTCATGTGCTTCACTCCAGCACAAGGCTCTTGACATACGGCAGCCAGTCACGCCAGCATGGCTTGGAAAGACTGCGGTTGACAGCGTAGTAATAGGCTGCATTGCTGAGTTTGGAAGAGCCTTTCAACCGCTGCTCTTTGACCATGTGGTTCACCTGATTGCGGGACAGGCCCATGCCCATCAGGAGCTTTTTCATGCGCTTGGTCTTCATGCGTCCCTCCGGTTCTGCCGGTACTCCGGCCCTTCGGTGCGGGCGTGGCGGCGGTCGATGTACCTGCGGCGCTGCACCTCGCGCTCTGCGGCATGGTCGCCCAGCCGGGCAAAGAACAGCGCCAGCAACAGCAGCACCATCGCGGTGATGAAGTCGGTGTCGGAGATGACACCGAGGGCCTCGATACTGCCTGCAAAGCCCAGGGCATACAGCATCCCGACGGCACCGCTGGCCACCGCCAGCCAGTACCAGACGCCAGATTTGATCCTCATGCGGATGCCTCCTTTGCAACTTCAGGGAAGAAATAGTAGCCGATCTGCTCCTGCGGGATGCCGACGATTTTGCAGATGGCGGCGACCTCATCGCTGGGCCAGGGGGCCGCGCCCCGGATGCGGCGGCTCAGGCACTGGGGGCTGGTGCCGAGAGCGGCGGCGACTTCGTAGTCGTGGAAGCCGCGCTCCCGGAAGAGCGCCTGCAGCTTCCAGTAGGGATTGCGCCGGAAGGTGCCGGGAACGGGGGATGAGTGATTGTAGGTCTTCATGGTGGTTTTGTGCCTCCTTGTGGTTGGCTCCCTCCTGCGGTATACTTGGGCAGAAGGGAGATGATTTGTGGATGGATTTGAATGATAGAGCCTTGAGTGACATGGTTTTACGTGCAGGTCGGATGGTTCGGGAAGATAATCTCCGGATTGGGGCGAGGCTCGCCGGAAGTGCCGACCCGAAAATCGGGGAACACGCTCAGGTCAACACGGAGAAAACTCTGCGGGAGCTTCTGGTTCAGTATGAGGCTAACCAGAAAGAGCAGGCGAGGGAAACTAAAAAGGCGTTTTATGTTTCTCTGGCTGCGTTGGCTCTGAACGCCTTGGCGATCATCGTAACGATTGCAATAGCAGTGTTAAACTAATGCCCATTGCGATGCCGCTCAGAAATACGGAAATCAACTGAACAAGTTGAATATCCCATGTTGTCGGAGTCCAGTTGGAAAGCCGTTCTTTCCAACTGGGCTTTTTGTTGTGATCCATGCGGTTCACCTCCTTTGAAAATGTTGTTCAAGCACAATATGTGCTCATTCGGCGAAAAAAATTTCTTCGACGGTTTTGCCGAAGTAGTGGGCAATGCGCTTTTTGACCTGATCTCGGGGAATGCGTTCGCCGCGCTCATACATAAAGAGCGCAGACGTGCTAATTTCAAGCGCGTCTGCAACGGATTTTGCATCCAAGGTGCCGCGTAAAGCACGAAGCTTCTGGCCGATAGCTTTGTTATCCATTTGGAAAGCCACCTCCTTTCTGTGCACTTATTGTACTCGAAACACAAAGGAAAATCCATTCGCATTGTGCACAAAATGTGCTTACAACGATAGTGCACTTTTTGTGCTTGCACTTGTGCACGTTCTGTGCTATTATTAAACCATAATAATAGGAGGTGATTCAGTGGCAACCTTTGCAGAACGGCTGAAGTCATTGCGGCGCGAAGCTGGATGGTCGCAGCAGCGATTGGCTGATGAGCTGAAGTTGTCAAAGAGCAGTGTCAACATGTATGAACGTGGTGAACGTGAGCCGGGGTTTGAAACGATGGAGACAATCGCCGACTTATTTAATGTTGATATGAACTATTTGTATGGCCGAACAGATATAAAAATAGCTGATCCAGTGACGCCGAAGCACTCTGCCTCTCCCACCCCCATCCCGCCGGGCTTTGAGCCGATGCCGAAGATGAAGAAGATCCCCCTGATCGGCAGCATAGCCTGCGGCGACCCCATTACAGCAGAGCAGAACATTGAAAAGATGGTGGACGTGCCGGAGAACATCCGGTGCGACTTTTCCCTGACCTGCCACGGTGACAGCATGGTGGATGCCGGTATCCACGATAAAGATGTGGTGTATATCCGTATACAGCCGGTGGTAGAGAACGGAGAGATCGCGGCGGTGCGCATTGATGGCGAAGCCACCCTCAAGCGGGTATATTACAACCCCGGAACGCTGACCCTGATGCCCGCAAACCCGGCTTATGCGCCCATGGTCTACACCGGCTCCCAGCTGGAAGAGGTGCACATTGAGGGCAAGGCCGTGGGCTGGACGCACTGGGTGGGGTGAAAAAATCGCTCGCCGGTGCGAATTGCAGGATTGGTTGTGGAGTGCCGGAAGGTGTTCCGATAAAATGACGAGGAGGAATTGTAAAATGTCTTTATTTGGCAAAAAGGAAAAAGAAGAAATTGCGCGGCTGAATGCGGAAATGCAGAGTCTGCGGGACGCAATGCCATCCGAGAGCCGCACACTGGACGACATCAATCGTGAAATCAAAGCTTCGCGTGAAGAACTCGCTCGTGTCCAAGAAAACCTTGAAAGCCGCAACAGCGAGTTGAAAGATGCCTTGGAAGAACTTCAACAGGCAAAAGACCAGCTCATTGAAACGAATGAAGAAGTTCTGATGCAGAGTTTTGGCCTTTATACCCCTCGGTATGCTTTTATGAATGCAGACGAGTATAAGGCGCACCTTTTGGAAATTCGTGCCAAACAGAAAGATATGATCAAAGCGAAAACGGCTGTCAGCGGAAATATGAACTGGACAGTCAATGGAAATGCGTCCAAAGGCAAGAAGATGGTCTCTGATATGCAGAAACTTCTCCTTCGTGCATTCAATTCTGAATGCGATGATGTAATTGAACACGTCAAATACAATAATATCGAAGCCAGTGAAAAGCGTATTACTACCTCTAGGGAAGCAATTTCCAAGCTGGGGACCATTATGGAAGTCAGCATCCAGCCGCAATACTACCGCCTAAAAATCGAGGAACTTCATCTTGCTTTTGAATATGCCCAGAAAAAGCAGCAGGAAAAGGAAGAGCAGAAGGAAGCACGTGCCAGAATGCGCGAGGAAGCCAAACTGGCAAAGGAAATTGAGGAGGAACGCAAAAAGCTGGAAAAAGAACAGCAGCATTACCAGAATGCATTGCAGCGTATCAATGCACAGCTTGAAGCGGCATCGGATGCTGATCGCGCGGCCATTGAGGAGAAAAAGGCAGAGCTCATGGCGCAGCTTGATAAGATTGATAAGGAATTTGCGGATGTTGATTACCGCGAAGCAAACCAGCGTGCCGGTTATGTGTATGTCATTTCCAACATTGGTGCCTTTGGCGAAAATGTCTACAAAATTGGCATGACACGCCGCCTTGACCCGCAGGATCGTGTGGATGAACTGGGTGATGCATCAGTGCCGTTTAACTTCGATGTACATGCGATGATCTTCTCCAACGATGCCCCCAAACTGGAAGCTGCGCTTCACAACGCCTTTGCTGATCGTAAATTGAATTTTGTTAACCAGCGCCGCGAGTTCTTCAACGTCTCTTTGGACGAAATCAAACAGGTGATTAAGGATAACTATGATAAGTCGGTTGAGTTCGTAGAGCTCGCCCCGGCGGAACAGTATCGTGAATCCCTGAAACTCAAAGAACAGGCAAAACATCAAGTGAATTGAACGATTTTTGAGGATGGATATGAAAGATAAAAAAACTTACAATATGGAATTGCAAACCGGAGAAAAAACAAGCCATAAAGCAGTTAGTCCATATTGGTTTGCGTTTATTCCGGCAGCTGCATTCGCAATTCTGACAATGTATGTTGGTATTTCTGAGAATATGGCAAGTGGCGCTATTTTGTTTGTTTCGGTTGTTATTGTTTTTTTGATGATATTTGTTCCGATTTCACTGATAATTTTTATCTTGAGAAAAATTATCAGCGCTATTGAAAAGGCGAAACAGTAAAAAAGCCCACCCATGCTGGAACATGGGCGGGCAGCAATGAAAAACGCCCCCGGTGTTGGCGCACCGAGAGCGTTTCCAAGAACAGCTTGTTCACGAGGAACAATACAGCCCTAAGACAACTGTATTGTACCACCTCCGGGCGGGCTTGTCAAAGTGTACCCAAACGGAGGTGTATTTTTATGGCGAGTTTCAAGGAGAAACTTGACAAAAACGGAAACCGCATCTACGAGGTGCAGGCCAGCAATGGGCGAGGGCGGCGTGTCTGGCGCACCTTCCGTCCGGAGCCGACATGGAGCAAGCGCACCATTCAGCGGGAGCTGCAGAAATTCGCCGCTGAATTGGAGCAGCAGCTGGCGGATGGGGAAGTGCTGACCCGTGAAGAGACTGCGCAAAAGGCCGCTGCGGAAGCCGTAGAGGCGGCCAAAATCAAAACCTTCCGGCAATATGCTGAAGCCGTCTATCTGCCAGAGAAAGCCGCCACGCTGGCGGAAAAGACCCGGGCCAGTTATACCCAGCTGTTGGAGCAGCATGTCTTTCCGGCTCTGGGCCATGTGCTGCTGCCGGAGATCACCCCGGCCATGATAAAGGCGTTACTTTCCAGTCTGTCAGAGGAACTTGCCTTCGCCAGCGTGACAAAGGTGTATGCTGTACTACATAACCTGTTTAAGGCTGCCTTGCTGGATGATACGATAGACCGGAATCCAATGGACAAGGTTCCGCGCCCCCGGAAGTCGAAGGATGCGGGCCTTCCTACAGAGCACAAGGCTTTTACCGCGGAGGAGACGCGGTATATTCTGCGCTGTCTGGATGGTGAGCCGCTCAAGTGGCGGGCGTTTATCCTGCTGCTTATCGATACGGGCTGCCGCCGGGGCGAGGCCTGCGGGCTGCAATGGCAGTCGGTGGATTTTGATACCAACACGATCACCATCGAGAGGAATCTACAGTACACCTCCGAGCGGGGCGTGTACGAGACCCTGCCCAAAAACGGCAAGACCCGCGTTGTAGACATCTCATCTGACGTGGCCGCGCTTTTGCAGGAGCTGCGGCAGAGTCAGCTGGTAACGGTGCGCTGGGTGTTTACGCAGGACGACAGCCCGGAGCCTATGCACCCAGACACTCCAACTCGTTACTTCCAGCGATTTGGCAAACGGTATGGGATAGAGCACTTCCACCCGCACAAGCTGCGCCACACGTCCGCCAGCCTTGCCATCACCAACGGTGCCGACGTGGTAAGCGTCGCCGCACGGCTGGGACACTCTGACAGCAGCACCACGCTGCGGATGTACGCTCATGCCAACGAGGACAGCATCCGCCGGGTCGGTCAGACCGTAAGAGAGGCCTTGAAGCAGCCAGAAAAGAGAAAAGCTTGA